AGGCTGCGGGTCAGGCGTCCAACCCCCATTCGCAGGCTCACTTCATTTAAATAGCCCCACCATACCGGGCTACCATAGCGGTTATAAATGCACAGCGGCGCGCGCAGGCGCTCAAACAGGTCCGCCAGGTCTGACCCGCTGCCGCGTGCGTCAATCACAGCCCTTTCCGCACCGCCGTAAATGGACCAGCTGAGCGAATGCACCTGCAAATCCACTTGTGGCTGGCTGGTGCGCGCAAAGTTCAATGACTCAAAGGTCACCCAGTAGCTCATAGGATCCTCTTGCGCTGGCGGTACCAGGCCTTGACCGAAAGGCTGCGCTCAATCGGGGCCAGCTGGCTGCTGTCGGCCTGGAAGATGTAAAAGTAAGCCCCATAGCCTTGTGCCAGGTGGTGGCTGGCCTGCAGGGGCACGTGCGTGGCCAGCTCCTGGTTGGACTGCACCGCGTAGGTCAGCCCGCTGAAGGCATCATCCACCAACTTGTCGTTCTGTGCCAGGGGCAGGATGGCCTGGTAATGCGAGCAGGAATCCAGCGGCAGCAAGAGCAGGTAGTCCAGGTCCAGGGTATAGCTGCTGCCGTTAGGCTTATAGGCTTGCAGGCTGAGGGTGTGCGGCCGGGCATACAAAACACGCGCTAAAACCGCGCTGGGAAGCCTCAGCGGCGGCAGGAGGCAGTAGCCTAGGCTCGGCTCTGCCTGGGTTGGAGCGCCTTCATATAAGCTCACCCCGCCCGCGCTCACCACTAGCCTGAGCTGCAAATCGCTGTAGGCATGCGCGTTTGCCAGGCGTAGAATTGGCCGATATGCCCTGCCCTGGCAGGCGCTGACCGTGCTGGCCGGCAGCGTCCAACTGAGCAGGCTTATCCAGCTGCTATTCGACCATACCAGGCGTTGAAAGCTCCCACCCGAGCAGCTACCGTCACTGACTGTGCTGCCGCCCGTGCCGCTCTCGGCTTCGTAAGTCAGCTGCGGGCTGCCGCTCGTGGCATCAAATTGCTGGGAACCAATCAAACAGTCCCCCAGCGCCCCTACAGCAGTGGTGTTAGTCAGCTCGATTCGCAGCGGGGCAGGCAGCTGGTTTTCCAGGTTCAGCGCGCTGACGTAAAAGAAGTTATCATGCCCGCTGCCGCTGTCATCGTGGTTCAACAGCGTCAGCCCGCTGGTCAGGTTAGCGCCGTTGCCGTTCGAAAGCGGCAGGGGGATCTCATCTGAATCAAAGTAATTTGGCCGGCAAAAGACCAACCGCACGCCCAGTGAACCCTGGTCGTGGTAAGCCAGGCTGTTGCCGGTCATCTCAAGGCGTGCATGCAGGATGCGTGCGTAAGAATACAAGCTCTCACCCGCGTACTTCAGGCGCAGGTAGCGCGGGTTACCCACCCCCTCCCCCGTGAAGCGATTCGCAAGGTAAACAAACTCTTCCAGCTTGCGCAAAACCGCTCCCATTTCGGCCTGGCTGCCATTCAAGCTCAGGGTCAGGGCTTCTTCCACAACCGCCTCGCTGCTAGCCTGCGGCTCGTAACTGCACCCCAATAGTCCGCTCATCAAGGGCTGACCCTGCAGGTGCAGCCAGGCATAGTCGGGGTTCGAACGCAGGTCGCCAATTGCCAGGTAAATCATGCGCTGCTCCCGGGGCTGGTCCAATCGTCCGCTTCCCAATCGCTCGGTTCATCCCATTCCCAGGGTGCGTAAGTTAGCTCTTCGGTCTGCTGCAGCTCGTCCAGGCGCAGGCTCTCCAGCTGGCGCTCAAACTGCCGGCGCAAATTACTGCTCCACTGCAGCAGGGCAGCGTCTGCACTCAGGTTGGTGGAAAAATGGCTCAGGCGGTGGCGTACCAAAAACTCGGATGCAAAGGCTGCCGCGCCGCTCAAAACGATCGCCATCTCAAACTCGTCCAACGTGGTCTCAATGGCCAGGTCCAGGCCGGCCAGGGTCAGGTGCTCCCCCAGCTGGTGGCAAAGTGCTTCCAGCGCCGAGCGGATGGCCTCGTCCAGCTGGTCCGCGTTCAAGACTAGGTTATTGGGGTCCAAAAACTGGTTTACCAGGCGCGTGCGCAAATCGGTCAGGTCGCTCATGCCCGCCTACCTTTCTTTGCTGCTTTGCCATTCATGCTTGCATCAGCCTGCGCAGCTGCATCAATGTGCTCGCCTGCTAAAGCAGTCGCGCCTCCGTTAGCCAGCCTCCCTTCCTTTAATATGGGCTCAAATTGCGCCGGTGTAAAGCAAACTTTCCTACCCTGTGCATCGATCACCACCAGCAGCCCGTCTTCTTTAATATCATAATCCAGCGCACCCTCCCCAACAAGCCGCGGGATGATGCGCGTGATGCTCTGTAATTTCATGGCTCACCTCTCTCTTTTAGGCTGGCGGTGCAATCAAGGGCCACACCGCCAGCCACTCGTATTCAATTGCTAACGTTGACCTGCACTCAGGCCGTCTTCCAGGGCAGTGCCCAAAATATAAGCCGCCAAGACGGCCAGCATACCGGCCAGGCTGTCAGCCTCCAAGGGGAAGTCTGGCTGCCAGGTTTTCACCAGCATCAAGACCAAGCCAATCAAGGCTGCCCAAAACTTGCGCGATGCCAAGAGTAGTTTTAGTTTTTCCATCATGCTCCTTTTTTACAAATTCAAATCGTAGTTGACCCGTGCCCCGTACAGGCTGAAAGACGTGCTGGCAGCCGCATCCACGCTCAACTGCAGCCAAAGGCATTCATCCTCCCCCAGCCAGCAGGGGCTGTCCAGGCTGACCGTCATGCTGTGCGTGCCAACCGCCTTGCGCTCATCGGCGCTGTCGTGCCCCCCGTCCATCGTGACGCTGAGCGCCGCCCCGCTGGCCGCTTCGCTAGCAACCGGCAGTGCCATCTTGTGCAAGACCGGCGCAGAAAAGTCGTCCGCAGCAGCCCCGGCAATCTTGTAATACACGGTCACGGATTCCAAGCGCGCGCCCTGCCGGTAAGCTGCTGAGGATGGCGCCAGGATGGGCAGGTACAGCGCAAAGCTGCTGTCTGCTGTGCTGCGCGTCTCCGCCACCACGTTGGAAGAAACCCCCAGGGTCCAAGTGCCACCGGCTTTGCCAAACAGCGCTGGCGGCAGGAACTGGTTGATCTTGCTTACTTTGACATATCCCATATCTTTATCTCCTTTACTCAAATAATTGATCAGCCTATGCCACGTTGGCTTTGTGCAACGGGCGGAAGTCGTTCACCCACACGGCCAGGTAGTGGCGCACCTTCAGGCGGTGTTCGTCGTTCATGAAGACCGCTGGTGCGAGTGCCTCACCTGCCACGAAGATTTCGGGCATCAGGCCGAAGCGCTCGCCCACGAAGATGGCAGGCGCAACACGCGGGTCGCATACGGCCGCCCAATCGCTTGCATCTGTCCACTCAGGCACCACCACCGGCACGGCCGAGCCTTTTAAAACGTTGTCATACACATAACCCGACTCGCGCACCAAGGCACCCGTGCAGATTTCCATGGCGGTCTTCTGCAGCGCGCGCGGCACCAGGACAAACTTGGGGTTGACTGCCAGCATCGGGCCTGACCCATAAAAGCCAGCTTCGTTCTTAATCAGCATCGGTTGGCTGTAAACCGCCTGGCTGACCGCATCCCACTGGTTGCCGGAAAGGGCTGTGGTGGTCAGGTTGGCATGCCCGCCCGCGCTGGTCACCGCTGTGGTGTTAAACAGGGCACCCCCGTCCGCCATGCTCGGGCCGATGCCTGCGTTTTGGGTGAAGACCGCCGCCACCAGGCGTGAAATTTTACGCATGCCGGCCGAAGCCAGCTCGCGCGCGTAAGCCTGCAGCTTGCGGGTCTCATCGCGGTCAATCAGCTCCAGCGTGAGCGGGATGTACCCGCCATACTTGGTGAAGCTGGCCGTCTCGCCCGAGTCGCCCACTGCCAGCTCGGTATACTCTGCGCCTTCGGCGATGGCCGGCAGGTCCCCCACCGTGCCCACCAAGGTACCGCTGATGTCCTGTAGGCTGTTGAAGTGTTCCTGCACGCTGATGTCCTTCCACCAGTCGTAGCCAGCCCTGCCCAGTTCCTGCCAGGTGTTCGCCACCAGCTTGTTGAGCGCATTCTTGACCAGGCTGCTGAAGTCGAGCGTGGTGGCCAGCTGTGCCCGCTGGGGGTAGTAACCACCGTGCAGGTCATGGTCGCCGGTCAGCATCAGGTACAGCTCGCGGATGCCCGTCAGGCGCGGGGCGCTGACAGCGCTCAGCTTGGTTTCGCGCGGCAGGTGAAACAGGTCATCCACCGCGGCCTGCAGGCGCTCACCAGGCTCAAGCATGCCTTCCACGCGTGCCGGCCCCACCACCTGCGTCCCGGCGCTCACCTCTGCCAGCAGCTGCCTGGCTTCCTGGATGGCGGTCTGCAGCTCAGCCGGGGCAAAGCTGCGCTCAGCAAATTGCAGGCGCAGGCGTTCGGTCATGGCTTTGGGCAGCCGTGCGTTCGCCAAGCTGTTCTCCAAAAGCCAGGTGCTCATTTGTTGGCGCATCGCCCGTAGCTCCTGCAGCTGGCTCTCCACGCCTGGGGTGCTTTCCTGCGCGTCTTGCGGGCTGGGTTGCACCTCGTTTTCAATTGTTTCTTGCATTGTCGTTCCTCCTTGTGCTTCAAAATTGGGTTGAATGTGGTTGAGGGCACGCACGAACATGCCCCCGCGGGCAGGGTTGAAAACCAGGTCGACCGAGAAGATGCGCAAGATCTCCTCCACCTTTTTCCCCCGCCCATTGAATAAAATATCCGCCGAAAAACCGACCCGCACCGCAGGCTGGTCTGGCTGGGGTGTTAGAACCTGCCGGCCGATATCGCGGAGCAGGTCTGCCGCTGGGCCGATGGCACGCAGCTCAGCACGGATGCCCTGGCTGG